TTAACTTAAATCCTGCTGTGCCTCTTCAAGACGCTTACAGGCTACATCGAAATAGTAATTGCTCATCTCGATCCCGATAAACCTCCGTCCCGATGACACCGCAGCTACTCCAGTAGTCCCACTCCCCATGAATGGATCGAGAATGGTTCCTCCCGGTATCACCGGCTCAACCAGCTCTTGCATCAGCCTGAGCGGCTTCGCTGTCATATGAAGCTTTTCCTTCAGAATAACTCGTTGAGTGATAAAACCTGGCCACGGGCCACCATGGGCAGACTTGCTTAAACTCCCCTTACTTCCCCAGACTACGTACTCACACTGATGCCTGAAATATCCTGTATGAGGAGCACGACTGGAGGCCGTTTTATCCCAGGGAACAACACCACGCCAAATGTAGCCACCAGCTTGGAGCGCATCTGTTGTTGCAGGGAGCTGTCTCCAGTCAGTGAATAACAGCACATAAGCCCCCTCATTTAATGTTTTCATACTTTGCCCTAGCCACAGTGTCATCCATAAAGACCAACTTCTTGCATCACGGTTATCTCCGTAAAAATTTGAATACTGACGACCATGCGTTCCTATGTACTTATCCTGCGGCGTACAACGACGACTGCCAGCATTAATTCCCCCACTGCTATAAGGCGGGTCGGTAATTAATGCATCCGCCGTGAAACCATTCTGCAACAATTCCAGGCTATCTCCGCAATAAAGCAACGCGTTTCCGATTTGTTCTTTCTGAACTGGCATACCCCCTCCATACGATCCGTTACACCGATCAATATCAATTTATTGATCGCTAAAACCTAGTATCGCCATGGTTTTTTGTGGGTATAATTGACGCTGGCGTACTGGCTATTACGTTTTGCGTATAAAGTAATCGGTGGAGATTGCCTCTTTGGTATTGCCTATTGAAGAATCATTGATTTTCTGTTTTCTGACAAGGACTTGGCTTCCATCTTATGTTTACTTCATAGGTGACTGGTCACACTGAACGTAGGTGTTCATCAGGTATAACTCAATGAAACATGGCTGGAACTGCCAATAGCTAAATTATAAATAATTAGTTAGGTTATATTCACACAATGGAACAACACAGCGAAGAATTAATGCATCTGAAAAGATGCTTACAACGAGAAGTCATGGTTTCAAACACATCATTCTCTTGGTTCAAAACCATTCATAGAGCTTTAAAATGCCCCGATCGTCGATTCTATTTCTGGTGGCGAACAGCTAACTACTTTTATCGGATTGGGAAATTTAAGAAAATTTCGAAGAGGATAAACAGAAACCTTAGAAATAAGTACGGGTTAGATATAAAGCTTGGTGCTCACATAGGCGAAGGATTGAGCATATCTCACTATGTCGGCATCGTAATTGCTGATTGTTGCATAATTGGGAAGAACTTTTATATTAAACAGAACTCAACAATAGGTGTTAAACACACTGACCAAAAAGGGAAAATCATAATTGGTGACAATGTTGAAATTTGCGCTAATAGTTGCATTATTGGTGAAAACATAGTCATAGGAAATAATGTAACTATCGGTGCAATGTCATTCATAAATAAGAGCATTCCAGACAATTGCACCGTATTCTCAGAAAAAACAAACAAAATTATTGTTAAGACTCACGATACCATGCCATGAGTTTTATAAAGGGATTGGCGACTGATACTGCCGTACCTGCTCCCACGGTGCTGGTGTTACCTGATACAGAGTGAGAGTGTGCACCAATACCAACAGAATGAGCGTGGCCCCCAATCGACACTGTATGGCCGTGATTTCCTGATGTACTTGTGTAGGGGGCTATTGTTTTATCTGCATTCCCGGTACCAGAAAAACCATAATCATTACTTACATTTTCAGTACCGAACATATGAGCAGAAGTACCACTTCGCACGCCTTGAAGATGATTATGCGCCCCCTGGACATCAGTTCCTTTGTCACCATAGTCAAACCAGCTAGTATCCTTACTGCCATAATCAAACAAGTTTGTATTAGCCGAAAATTCATGACTATGCGCAGGCAAGTTTTCATTATTCAATGTAACCGAGTCAGATCCACCTGTCTGCATCAAATCAGTACCGTCTTGTTTTGCGAGCCGTATAGTCCGGTTTTCCCCAATATATTTCCATTTGGTGCCTGGGAATAGCTGATTCGGGTTTTTATTCTGAGCAAACCACGTAACAATTCCTATCGGATAAATAGCATCCATAATCCCAGATATTTCAGATGCAGGTGGCGGGTTCTTCTCATGGTAAATTTTCGCACTCCAGTCAACCTCTGAGTTCTGAATATGCCGTATTTGACACGCCGTTGGATCACCTGATATATAAAGTTGGAAGCAATGCTTCTCATTTTCACCATAATATATATTAATCAGCCCCCCATAGTTCGACAGGTCGGGGTCTGTGCTTCCGCCGCCATAGCGTGTAAAACCACTGGTTATTACTTTATATGGCGTTGAAGTTTGTATTGCTGCACCACCTAGGCCGTAATCACCCGTTTTCAAAAATCCTTCAGTGGCCGAACCCGTGATTTTTTTAATTGCCGCCAATAACTGGTCTTGCTTGGCTGGGTCAATTTTAATTCCTGCCTCTTTTAATACCGACGCCAACTCTTGCTGATTACTGATAATGGCTCCCTGTACCGGGTTCAGCCACTTTTGAGACACCACGGTACCTTCAGTGCCCGTGGATGGGTCGCCATCATGGAACAGGCCGTCTTCAGTATCAACCGGGGAAATAATGTCTTTCATGGTGTGGTTTTCTCCTTGTAATTAAAGACCACTTGGGTGTGTGCAGGCTTTAAATCCTGGAATATGTTTTCAATCATGTTCTGACCAAAGGTCATTAATTTTTCACCTGCTACCGAACTTCCCGCCCGAAACCGATATACCGGCACTTGTTCATCGTCGATATTCACTATCCAGACCCAGATAATTTCCGGTATCCAGATGCGATCTCCGGCACGACCAACACCGGCACGAAAAGGTTCTGGCTCGTCAATGGTGATGTTGTAGCCCAGCGACCTGGCCAGGTTGATGAAGTATTTACGGCTCAGGCCGCCGGTGGCGTTAATTTTTGCCAGTACCTGTTGGCGGCGCTGCTGAAGTGTCATGCTGTTATCAACATTCAGCGCTAATACACGCTCCCAGTCCGACAGTAGGCTGACGGCAAAGAACGGCGTAATACCGTTTAATACTTCATCAGACTTTATTTCGGCCCGTGCCAGGCAATTTCCTTCCGCCAGTAATTCGGCTTTTAATTGCTTACCGTCCAGGGAGTAGCTTTTAGGGGGCAGCAATAGCCCCAGTAGTTCTGCGTAATCCTGGCCGTTCATGGCATCTTATCCACGGCAACGGTGCCCAGGCGTATCCATTGCACCTTGGTTTTATCCACCACAGGAATAATATTGCCTGTGGGAGTAATAAACTCGTAGTCAATCACGCCGACAATATTGGTGATACTGCCGCCGATTTGTTTTAAAACAGCAACCTCACCCGGTGCCAGGCGATTGAAATAATCGGTTATCGCTACGGTGATTTGTTTTTTCGCCTCATCCAGGGAGAGGCCCGATAATTTAACCTTGACTGAAACGTCCGTTGTCACCTCTTCAGGGGCCAGCACCAGGGTATTTTTGGCCGTGACCGGGCGTTCCTCATCGATATGCGCCTGGGTGGCCTTGATGGTCTCCTCGGACGGCATACTGTTGTTGGCCACAATCACCACATCCACGGTGCCGTAGCCCCGGCGCAGGGGATAAACATAGGCCTCCGTGACGCCTGGCACTTCAACCGCCCAGCGGTGATAGTCGTACTTGTTGCCCCCGGCTGCTGGGCGGCGGATCACTTCGAGCAATCGGGCCAGCAACGAGGCGTCGGTCTCGTCGTCAGTGCCGCCGGTCATGGTCAGGATGATGACATCGCCATCGATGCCTTCCGGTGCGATGAGCAGTGTACCTGGCGTATTGTCGGCCAGATTGCCCACAGTGCCGGTTTCCAATGGGCGGGAGGCAACGGCGATTTTACCGTCGTTGCCAACAATCGCGTCCTCGGTGGTCTGACACAGCAGGCTGCTACCTTTGGGACGAAACTGCAGACCGGCCTTCACCGTTACACCGACGTTGCCGGTAAGTTGTGCCTTGCCTCCGGCATAGGTGGCGGGTTTCGGCTGCAGGTTGCGTGTCCGGGCGTGCATTACCAGATAATCATGGTCGGCGGTGTCTGGGAACATCTGACGGACGATCCACACCTGGTGCTGGTAAAGACCTTGCACCGCGCTGGCGATGGCATTGGCGCGGATCGCAAAATCGCTGTCTTTGCCGACGTCGGCATCCGGCAACTGATTGCTGATATCACGTAGCAGCGTGGCGGCGGTATCATCCAGCAGCGGTATTGTGTACGCCATGTAAAACCCCGTTTAAATCACTTTTACCGGATGGGTGAAGGTCTGGACAGCGCTATTGGCCTGCGTGACGACAATCGTCAATAGCAGCCACCCGTCCTGCGGGCGACTTACGCCAACGGCCAGCGCGGTAGCACGCTTATCATCCAGCAGGGGCTGCAATGCCTGTTCGGCATATTGCTGTGCCAGGCGGCGGGTCGTGGCGGAGTCTTTGGCACGCTCCAGCTCATGCAGCCGGGAACCTAACAACGGGTCGGCCCAGTAGCTGGCCAGCGGGGTTTTCAACCGCAGATAAACCGCATTGTGAAGGTCATATGTGCGTGTGCCGGTGTAGTCGCCGGTCTGGCTGTCAATGAGTGCGTCCATAGGGCGCAGAATAGAAAAAATGGGGGTTGGTGGGCAGTGACGGGGGCGTAGTGGATAAGGTTGGCGCGGTATTCCCGCGCCGGAACCAGTTTACCCGCTGATGGGGCCGTCGGAAAGCCCAGACGGTGTATTGTGTTTGTGGGTGCCTTGCTTGACGCCGTTGACCTCGACGTCGGGGCTGCTGATCGTGCCGCCTTTATGCTCCACGTTCCCCTCAAAGCTGGCGGTCGCACCGTCTCCGCCCTTGATGGCCATCCCGCCGTTGCCGCTGATTTTGCCTTCGGCAATGACCTGCTGGGTGGCCGTCAGTTCCGGTGTATCAAAGGCGGCGCTCTCTTCGGCCACGATGCTGTAGCGCTTGCATTTGACCTGGTAGTCGTCGCACTCAACGGCGATCACCTTGTTGCGCTTGAGGATGATGCAGGCCCCTTCGTCGGTATAGAGCGCCACCTCGCCATCTTCCAGCCCCCGCAGGCGGTAGCGGCTGTGTTCGGTGGCGATAACAACACTGTGAGAGGTCGCACCGCCGACGGGCAGCATGATGGCCATCACGCCGTCGGGCGGCACGGACGTCAGCCCGTAATGCTGGAAGAACTCCACCTCCGGGTTATTTTCTTTGGCTAGCCCCGCGACCTGCGTCATCTGGACGCCGCCCTGAGTATTGACCCGGTTGAGTACCCCGCGATACGCCAGGCGAATGCCGCCCAGGGCGCGGCGGATGCGCTTATCAATCAAATCTGTCAGATTAGCCATTGTCGATCTGCTCCCAGCTGTTCCAGAGGTCTTTTTTGCCTTTCTTGCCTTTCCCTTTGCGCTTACGCTTGGATTTCGGGAATGCATCCGGCAACCAGATGCCGTCTTCGCGCAGAGTCAGTGTGGTCAGCAGCTGTTGGCCGCGACCGCCGCTGAAACGGCGATGCATCACAAAATAAATGTCGTCGATGCCGTGCTTCTCGCTCTTGACCTGGACACGTTGCCCCGGTGCCCAAAGTTGCCCGGAGGCGGTGCGCAGCCCCTTGACGACGGCGGTCATCAGAAAGCCCTGCAGGCGGGCATCGGCCATCAGCTTGCGGGCACGAAACTGCACCTCTTCGTCGCTATCGGTGTCGGCTACCACCTCAATCAGGGGACGGTAGAACGGCACGGAGGTGTCGCGCACGGTGCAGCGCCGGTCATGCTTGCCGTCGGCGTTTGCCGTGCCGTGCCCCTGAGCCAGCACCGTGACCTCGGAATAACGGGCGCTGACGTTGTGGGTGACGGACAGCCGCAACAGATTATTGCCCTGGCCATCTTTGCGCAGCACCAGGGTATCGACTGCCGGGGTGCTGTAATCCGGGCCGCCGATAACCAGCGTGCCGTCCGCCGTGACCCAGGGCCACAAGCCGCTGGCTTCCGCCGCTTTCTTCAGCGCATCCCAGGCGGTGTCGCCAGGGTCGATGCTCGCTTTCTTCGACGGCAGCGGCTTTTCGGCCTGGATACGAACTGCCGTGACGCCCAGGGGCTTGACGATTTGGGTGATCACCTCCTGCAGCGTCATATCGCGGGCGGTGAAGATCGGCGCTGAGCAATCCACCAAGACTGCCGAGGCGTCACGGCCAAACAGCCCCAGGCTGTGCTGATTTCTGCTGATATCATCGGTGATCTCATCCACCTGGCCGGTCATGATCACATCGTCGCCGGTGCGCAGTTCTGCCCTGGCTCCGGCCTGGACTTCCGCCGGTAACACCGCCTCCACATTGCCGACGGAGAATGACCAGCCATCGGCGGGGGTCTGCAGGTCGGAATCGACTTCGAAGTCCAGCCAATCATCATGGGAAACCCCGCCGATACGCAGCGTAATACGCTCGGCACCGTCATTTAGCGAAGGCATAGAGCACGTCCCCTGGCTGTAAACTGTTGGGATTACGTAAGGTCGGATTGAGCCGCGCCAGCTCGACGGCACGGTGGCGATCGCCATACCATTCAAACGCCAGTAAATGCAGGTTGCAGGCGCGTTTAACCTCCCGTTTTACCAACGGTGGCAGCGTTAAGATAACGCCCCTGGCCAACGTCTGCAGGGTGTAGGCAAACGCCTGCAGCTCCGCAATCTGTGCCGCATCATTGCTGATATCCTGCGTTACGCCATAGGTCAATTGCGCCTGCTGCTGCCGCGTGGCCATCATGGATCGCTGTACCTGGATGGCCTCAACAATCAGTGACCGGACATCATTGGTGATGCGCTCGATATCCGTCGCGGCCAACGTCGGCGTCTCGCTTTCGTACTCCATGATATCGGCGGCGACTTCCACCCACTCGCTGATGACAGCCAATCGGACAACCTGATTGACCAGGTCTCTGTCTTCCTGGGGCATGATGCTGGCGCGGTGCAACGTTGACACAAATACGCCACCACTATCGGCTGTTTGCGAGGCCGTGAAACGGGTGTCCTGCAATGTGATCACTTGCTTACCCAGGGCGCGTACCGCCTGCCAGTCGGTCAGGCGCGTCACCTCGTTAAAGTCCAGACGATCGGTAAAGGCCGACAGCAGGGTTTTCAGGTCGGAGACAAAGGCCGCCGGGTAGTCCAGATAGTTCAGGGCACTGCCGATGGTGCTCTGGATCTCATTGGCCAGCGACTGCACCACGTACTCCACCGACGCAATAATGTTACTGACCCGGCCCATCGCATCCTGTGCCTGTTTAATCCATCCCATGGTATCGCTGAAGCCTTTTTTCACGCTGTCCAGCAGGCTGTCGGTACTGGTCTCCGGGTAGACTGTGGCAAACAGCGCCTGCTCGGTAGTCGCCTCGATAAAGACCAGCTCAACGGTGACGGCGTTGAGCGGTTCGACCTCATGCTCGACACCTGCCTCCAAAAACTGCACCTTGGGGATGGAGCCATAGACCGGGTGGATCAACTCGCCAGATCCTGCCTCTTTCAGCGTCTTCAGAAAGGCTTTCAGCTCGGTTTGATAGCTGTTGCCCCAGAACAGCGCAGACAGGCGAAAATTCATCGCCTTCATGCCCTGATCTTCTACCTCGGCCCCGTCGCGGTAAGGGTACTCATAGGCCACAGTGTCCCTGGACAGGGTGTCGCGGGTATAGAGACAGTCGAACTCAACGCCCCGGAACGAGGCCGGGAGCAACGTATCGATGCCCAGTGCGCCCGCGAGGTCATGCACGATATCAACCATTATTTTCTTCTCCCATCGCGGTCTAGTCGTTGTTCCATCGTGGTGGCAATCTCGCGGCCATCCAGCGTGACCGTCAGGTTAACGATCGGCGCGGCGGGTACAGGTGCCGCTGCAGCGCCTTTATCTGCCGCCTTATCCTGGTCACTGCCGGAGAACCATTTGCGGATCTCGTCCAGGGCATCCAGTGCCCCGGCAGATTGAGGCATTAGCGCCATCATCGCCGGGTTTGACTCGCCGCCCCTGGCGCGGGCCTCTGCCGCCTGGTCTTTGCCGCGTTGGATATCAATCAACGGAAAGTCCTGGGAACCCTGGTAAGCCATCGCGGCTTCGCCCAGGAACGGCACCCACTTCAACATGCCCGCCGCCTTACCTGCAGTGGCTGCACCTTCCGCGATGCCTGCGCCACCTTTGCTGAAAAGCCCCTTGAGCTTGCCCAGCACGCCTCCGCCAGCTTTACCTGCCGTGACACCACCACCACGGCCCATCAGCAGGTCAGCACCGGATTTAACTGCTGCTGCAGCCCCCAGTGCCGTAATGGCGACGGCTGCACCGGCTGCCGCTGTCGTCAGCCCAGGGAACTCTTGCGCCAGCTTGGAGCCATAGTCGGCCAGATCGCCCAGGGTTTTAGCAACCGGCGCTATGGCATCGTTAGTGGCAAACAGCTTCTCGTTCTGAGCCTGGTGCATCTGGAACTCTGGCTCCTGCTTAATCAGGTCGAAGTCCAGCTCGGCAGACCGCTTCTCTGCCGGCAGATCAAACTGCTCCATCTGCTCATGCTGCAGCTTGTTGAAATAGGGTATTTGCCGGCGATAGAGTTGGAAGGCGTTTTTGGAATACTGATTCGGGAAAAGCTGCGAAATGTACTGCCCCTCAATCAGGTCGCGCTGGGCTTCCAGTGAGGTGCGTTCGCCTTCGTCTTTTGTGTTGGCCAGCTTCTTACCCAGCCCCTGATAGTTCTTGTCATACTTCAGGGCGGTATCGACCAGGTTATTGACGGTATCGAGGGGCGTCAGCCCTTTGGACGCATCCTTCACTGACAACGCCTTAAAATCGACGCCTTTGCCCTTGATCGTGATGTGTTTGGCGTTGTTAGCCAGGTTACTGGAGGTCAGCTCGGCCAGCAGGTTGGTGACGTTGGTCGCCGCTTCTTCTGGCGTACCGGCACCGATGGCGGCGGCCTCAAACAGCGCTGCCACCTGGGAGAACCCCGCACGGCCTTTAAAACCGGCGGATTTCGCCGACTCCAGCGCCTTGGGCATTTCCCTGGCCAGCAGCGGGACACCCACGCGGCCATGCTGCGCCGCCGTAGTGGTCACGCTCAGCGCGGAGAGCGCATCTTTTTTTGACAGTCCGAAGTTATAGGCGCTGGCCTGCAGGTTAGCCACGGCCTCCGGGTCAGAGCCGGTGGCGGAGGCATTCATCATGACACCCGGCAGAGACTGCTGCGCCTCGGTGACGGTCATGGAGCCGGAACGGATCATCGACTGCAGGGCGGCAAACGCCTGCTCCGGTGTGCCGCCTCCCGACCGCAGCGCTTTGCGGATACTGGCATCCAGCTGCTTTTTGCCCGTGATACGTCCGGCCACGTCTTCCTTATTGAAGGCGAGGTTGGACAGCTCAGCCAGGTGCATACTGTAGCTGGCCTGGTCGTTGATCGGCTTGCGCAGCGTCATGGCTCCTGCCGCGATACCGCTGCCAATGGCGAACGCCGCCTTGCCCCAGCTGCGCTGCTGGCGTTCTGCCCCGGCCATTTCCTGGCGCAGCTTGGCCACCGTGGACTGCATCTTCTCAAAGGCACGGGTTTGATCGCTTGCGGACATTGTGCCGCTGCGTTCCAGACGGTTGTAAGAGGCAATAGTCCGGGCGATCTCGCGCTGAATGTTACGCTCCGAGCGGATGCCCAATGTCTCGCGGGCGCTGCTCATACGGCGGAATTCGATGGAGGAGGCGCTCAACTGCTGGCGCTCTACTGCTGCCATCTCCTGCCGCAGCTTGGCCACTGTGGACTGTATTTTTTCAAACGCGCGTGACTGTTCGGCGGCGGACATCGTGCCGCTGCGCTCCAGGCGGTTATAGGAGGCAATCGTGCGATCAATCTCGCGCTGAATATTTCGCTCTGACTGGATGCCCAGCGTCTCACGGGCGCTACTCATGCGGCGGAATTCAGCAGACAGGGAACGGATGCGCGGCGTCGCGTTATCCGTTACCCCAAACTTTATCTGGGTATCAAATTCACGGGCCATACGCTATTTCCGGTTGTTCTTGCGGCGGCGGGCAGGAGAGCCACCGCGCCCGCTACGTGGGCGACGGAGGCTTTTAACGGTGTTCGACTTGCTCTTTTTCCAGCCTTTGGGGTTCTCCAGCCGGTGGATGGCATCAAGAACCCCACTCAAGGCTACAGCGCTAAGTCCTTTGACTCGCTCTTCGCTGTAGCCGTACTGGCCGAGCCGGATGATGGCGTATCGGTAATCGCCGAGGCGTTCTTCAGCTCGCTGAGCTTTTTTTTCGCCTCTTGCTGGGCGGCGCGCAGGGCCTGGTAATCCTCCGAGACCAGCGCATCACACAACAGCTGATAAGTGATCTCCTCTTCCGGAATGTTGCCCAGCGCGGTGAGACACCGTGCCAGCACGCCGACCAGGGTACCGGAGTCCGGGATACCGTCTTCCACCACGGCAATTTCATCACCCACGGTGCTCATGCGCACGGTAAAATCACGGTGCAGTTTGTCCTGGTAAAAGATGCCGATCGGCAAAGTGCCGCTATGGGTAAAGTCCATCGATTATTCCTCAATCTTGTTAAGTGCAAAGGCGCTGATGTTGATGCGGGCCTCGTTATCCACGGTGTATTGCTCGCCCACCTCGGTCACAAACACGTCCTGATAGGTAGTGCGCTTGCCGCCGGTCAACGGGTACTGGGTCAGTTTCGCCCCGGCAATCTTCGCCCAGTTGACGTTCTGGTCGACCGGTACCACCGCTGTGATAGAAAGTTCCCAGGTCGCAATGCCTTGCGTGTAGCCCTTGGCGCGTCCGGCGCTGTTCATTGTCTTGACCAGCTTTTTACCGGTGGTTTCACGGGGGCTGAACTCCGTGACCTCCACCTCGGTGCTGTTGACCTCCAGCACGATAGAGCCTGTGTATTCCAGTGCCATGTCGGCCCCCTTTACAGCAGATAAATGGTGCCTGCGAACACATGCAGGCCGCGAACGACAGACGCCGGAATAGTCGCATCTGCACGGGTATCATCCTGCAGGTTGCGGGTGACGATGAGCTGGTCTTTCAGCGCATCCACGTTCTCGACGATCTCCAATGCTTCCAGGCTATAGAGCACATCCAGCAACTCGGAACGGATACGTGCCAGGCGGGTATCGGTGAGCTTTTCACGCGGGAAGCGCTGCGTCATGCGGGTACGGCATGCCAGACGCACGTAGTCCAGGGAGCGGATGATGGTGATATCCATCAGTGACCGGTCGGTGACGTCCATCGCGTTTTTGACGTAGGTACTGACAGCCCGCACGATTTGCACGGTGCTGCCGCTGACCTCGAACGGCGTCAGCCCGTTGCCCAGGGCATTTTCCTGCTCGGTGCGGCCCGGCCACTTATCCTGGCCAGTAATATCCAGCCCTGGTAATCCCAGGGTATTGAGCGGGCGGGCCGGGTCGGACTCACTCGCGATAATGGCGGCATACACGGCAGCCAGTTCACCGTTCGGCAGTGCTGAACCGTTGTACCAGCCCATGCTGATGCGGGCGGCGTTGACGGTGGTGGTCAGCGTAGTGCCCGTTGACAGCGTGCCGTTCCAGCCGGTGACACCGACCGCGCCGCGTTGTTCCAGCGGCCCGGAGACCTTATCCAGATAGGTGGACAAGGTGCGTAGCGAGGCCGTATCGGAGTACGGCGAAATCACCAGGGTATGACCGGCGCTAAAAATTGCCGCCAGGGCATCATCCAGCTCAGGGTCGCCCTGGCCACCGCTCATGGCCTTCAGTGTCGCCGTCAGCCCTGCAGCGTTTACGGTAGACGTCAAGCCCACCTGATTGCCCACGGTGCCTTTATTGCGGGCAATCAGCGTAATTTGCTTGCCGGTCGCTTTGGCACCGCCTTCCGCCGGAATGTCTTCCACGCTGGCAGACAGGGGCAGTTCCTGGCGCGTGTTGATGGCCTTCGCCAGCGCGGTCATTACGGCCTCTGCGGTATCGCCGCTGGCCACGGCGGCGGCAACGGTCACACCGCACACCGACAGCCGAGCCTGGCCCGAACCTGTTGCGGTACCGGACAGGGTCAAGGCCCCGGTCGCGGCAATACCGTCAGCAGCATCTTCCAGGCCGACAATGGCCAACTGCAGATAGCCGTTGGCGTAAATCGCTGCCTTGGCCATGCGGTGCGCCTGGGAGCCGCGCCCGAAATAAACAGCAGCCTCTTCGTCGCTGAATACATCGACCGGCGTCAGCCCCTCGGCAGCATTAGCCAGGGTGGTACGCTGTGCCAGGATCACCAATTTTTGGTCATTGGTCGCCAGGGCACGAGAGGCCAGTGTGGTGTTAAACCCGAAGTAATACCCCGGTTTGTACGTCGGGATCGGGATAGTGGCATCAATGCTCATTTCGCCCCCTTAACCTTAGCGGGAATAGCCTGTTCATCTGGAACGCTGGCCACCAGGACACCGCCCGACGGCGTGTCCGTGGCCAACAACAAATCACCTTCACGCAAGCGGCGGCGGTAGTAAGCGGATTGCGCCACGCTGACCGCTTCGCTGTCGGTGATATAACGATCGGGCGTCTCTTCTTTCGGCACCCGGACACCTTTACGGGCGATCACGTTAATCATGGTCTTTTGCCTCTGTAGAAATAATGTCTTGCGCTACCGCCGGGCCTTGCCCATCTAGGTGATACGCCAACCCGGTGCTTTCATGCATCGGATACGGCTTATCGAGCCGCCCGCGATACCAGGCAAACACCCGGTCGGGGTCATCGTCACCCTCTGGCGCAGGCCAGTGGCCACACTCCAGTGCATCCTCAATCCAGACGGTGTCGAACTCGCAGGCATAGGCCGACATGGCTTTTTCATTGAGCCGGGAACTGAACAGCGAGCGGACCCGGCCCGGTAAAAACGGCTCAATTGGCAAGCCCATATCTTGGCGGGTCAGCAGGCGACGAACGGAGCGGATGATAAGATTGCATCCAACTTCATCGAGTCGAGGCCCGCCACGACGCTGCGCCGCCTCCTGGCGCACGTTGTACGCCGTGACCATCACCGCAAAGCGGGCATTCACGCGAAAACGGTTCTTGTGCGTACTGACCGGCGTGGTGCTCTGGATACCCAGAAAGGTGACCCACACTGCCGGTAACGCCCGAACAATGGCCCCGACGTCGTCCAGCTCGCCGCCGTAGCTGCTGACCTCTTTGACCATTTGACCCAGACCGGCGTGCAAGCGCTCAATCATGGCCAACTCGGTTTTGCTTATCATCAGTAACCCCCTCCGCCGGTAGAGCGCCGCGCCCAGGTACGCCGACCGGAAAAGAACTTCACTCCCGTGGCGCTGGACGGCACCGTAGTGCCGGTATCCTCAAAAGCTCCCAGGCTAACGCGCCCCGACGCCACCCCCTCCAGATAGCGGATGCCATCCCGGTACCGGTCGCGAATTTCGTCGCTGCAGACGCGCTCGGTGCCGGTCAAGCGGTAGCGGGCAATGTCACAGGCGATCCCTTTCAGAATGGGCGGCAACTTGGGCAGCGGCAGGCGGTAGCGCCCGGCGATATAGCCGTTGATCTCGTCGCTGGCGGCGGTCAGACCGCCTGCCAGCACCTGATCGTCAATCACACCGGCATAGGCGAGGTCGGTCAGGGAAATCACTTCCCGCTCACCGAACCGGGTCACCATATCTTCGCGGGTGGCGTACATGGTTAGGCTCCGTCGCCGGTAGAGCCGAAGGCCATCTGCCAGAAGCCGAACCCGGCCTGGCCACGCGCTTCCGCGCCGAACTTGAACTCGCCACGCATGAAGACGTCGTCCGCGTTCATGTCGGTTTGCGACACAAACTCCGGCGCTTCACGCTGCTGGAAAATCAGCGGCTTCAGCGGGCGCTTGGTGTCCAGCAGGAACCAGGCAGTGTCGGAGGTCAGGCGCGGCTCGACCAACACCTCTGCCGTCCCCTTGTACGGGTTGGCCTTGCCGTCTTCCAGCCGGTCGGCGGTCATCAGCGCGTTGGCAATGTCTTCCAGCGCAGGCGGTACCACCAACAGGTCTGGCAAGATATTCAGCGATCGGCTTTCCTCATCCTTCACCTTGCGCATCTGGGTACGGGCTGCGCCGTAAGATGCCCTGGCAGCGGCCACAGTATCGATAGACAGCGGCTTATTACCCTTGTTGGAGTACAACGCCTTGCCGACCGGGTGCTTGTCGAAGAAAAACGGCTTCTTGTCATAGCACAGCGCGGTAAAGCCACGGTTGAGCAGCTCAAACACAATTTCATCCGGCCACTGCTTGGCGCTGAAGCCTGCGTCCTGCGCCTGGGGAGCGTAAATACCCAGTTGGTCGTCCTTGATATCGTTACGCTTGACGGCCACCGTAGCCTCAAAGTCGTCGTTAATCAGGGTGTAGCCGTTGGCCTCCAGCGCCTTGATCTGCTTGTCCCCGATCCACTTGCGCATCTTCGGAAAGTTGCTGAGCCAGGAATAGTCGTTCGATTTGCCGCTGGACGGCACCAGGGTGGCCACTCGGCTCCATTGTGATGGGGCCGCCTCAAATGCCTTGTTAAAGGTCAGTTTAAGGTTGACGAAAATCGCCTTAACCGTCGATGCATTCACTAACATGTGTCTTTCTCCTTAGTAGACCCAGACACCGTCGGTGTCGATCATGATGATGGTGCCCGCCTGGGAACGGGTAGCCGCCGTGGCCTCTGCCTTGCCGTCCTCCGATGCCGGGGTACTGCCGTCGTCTGCCGTCATCGTCTGGTTGTCGAGGATGCAGGCGCGTTTGCCCAGGTGCGCCTGGGTAATACTGCCGTCGTTCTCCCAGCAGAACGCCTTGTGGCTGCGCACCAGGATGTACTGATCGCCATTCTCGCCGTCAGTGTTATCCACCGAGTCATCAGAGCGACCGGCGTAGAACAGACCGGGGGCTTCTTTGCCGTTGATGGCATAGCCGTCCGCATTGATGCAGACAATGACGCCAGCGGGGATCTTCTCCTTGGCGGCTACCGGGATGGGCGTCAGCTCGCAATCACGGTATGGGGTGTTACGGTCTTGGGTAGTGGCTGCCATGGTTAGATCTCCTGTGATAAGGCGGCGACGTCTTTCGGGTCATGACCGAACACATTGCAGACCGCCAGGGCGTCGGCATCCAGACCCGTTTTATCCTGGGCATTGGCGGGCGGTTTGCCACCGGTCTGCATCGTGTTGAGTGCGGCGACCTTCGGCGCTTTGTCCAGGTAGGCTTTGAGCGACGCAATATCGTTGTTACCCAGCGACTTGGCCCAATCCTGCATATCCGGCAGTAGACGACCGTCGCTGAGCGCCGCCTGGATAAGCCCATCCACTTCACCGCCGGTCACTTTCTGGCTCAGGGCTGCCAACTGTTGCTGCACGGCAGTGAGTACACTCACCGGCACAAATTTGGCCGGATCAGGGACGCCTGGTGCCTGGGCTGACAGCGCCGCGATGCGATCATCCTGTTGGGTCAGCAGCTCCAGCAGGCTGACGCTGGCTGCGGCGGTGCCCTGATTATCAGAAAGCCGGTTAATCAGCTTTTGCAGCTCACCCTTGACGTCTTCAGCGGTAGAAGACAGCGGCAAATTCAAAATCCAGCGCAGTTGTTCTAACAGTTCATCCACGGTGTTTTCTCCCGTCAGTTGTTGAGAAGCCGCCGCAATCAGCGCCTCCATGTCATCCAGCGCAGGCGTATTCGTCAGCGCGGCGTTAATCAAATGCTTTACGTTGCCCTGGAGGTCGTAATTGAACAGCGGAGAAATAAAGCAGTATTCCTCAGCCTCAATCATGGCGCGGGCGGCGTCTGTCCATTTCACATCAATGGCAAACAGGCCTTCGCCTTCCACCCATTCAAGCGTGGTAAACCAGCCTGCGGCAGGGTTGGGTTTGCCGTTGGTTTTGCTGTGAAGGGTCTGGTGTTCGTAGTCGAAGCAGTACGGCGTGTTGCGCTGCGCCGCTTCATCAATCAGCACCTGCGCAAGAGCCGCATCGATATACCAGTGCGGTGCATCGGTGGGTCTGCCGTCCCTGGCACGAAAAACACCGGCAGGAAACAGCTGCACACGCGGCCCGGCACTATTGATGGCAACACTGAGCGCGGCGAGGCGTAACGGTGATTTCACGGAGTGGTCATTCCCTAAAGTGGCTGATAGGCAGCACTTTACCGGGAGGGGAAAACAGCAAGCAGTGACCGGGGCGTAGTGGGTAATATCGTGGAGGTGAAACAGGGAGAGCGCGGAGAAAAGAAGATAACAGGCAAACGTGGCGACCGATACCCCCTTTAAACCCCGTTTAAATCGCCGTATAAGCGATTAACGGGGCTGGGGTGGTAACATCGTATTAATTCAGGTTGTTATTCACGTGAAGGCGTTCACAGGCGCTAATCATCCAGCGCACTGTCCAGGTAATCTTGGATGGTGTGATTGATGGTCTCGTGATCGCTTTCCGTCAGGCTCAAAAACCGCCGCTCCGGGATAACCGAGCCGGGGTGATTCACTTTTTTAACCACCCGACCGTTAAAGGCCAGCGCCTGCTTATAGCGGGGGCGGATCACATGCGGGCGGGTTTTCCCGCCTTCGTTATGGATACGGGCGTACACCACATTGGTGCCGACCACGGCCATATTGTTGTCGGCGTCGCTGTCGATGGACGACATCAGGCGGCGGGTATTCTGGAGTATCTTACCCGCCCGCTGGATGGGGAGCCACTTGGGCCGCCCCTCCTGCGCGAAATTTTCCATCACCGCGTCCAGCATATCCTCACTGATGGCCCGCATCAGCGGCTGGCGGTTTCCAAGCTGGCGCACCATGCGCTCCAGAGCAAGTCGCAGCGTGTCGGGCACCTCAATAAACAACTCAGCCATCGCGCCATTCCCCCACCAGGACAGGCAGGTGCATCAGCTCCGCCTCATCACCGTCAAACAGCATCCAGGTCTCTTTGACTACAGGCTTGCCTGCCGAAAAACCCACCCTCGCAGCACGCGGCGTACCGCTTTGCGTCACAACATAGACCAGGTTGCCATTGGTTCCCTGCAGTACCACATCGGGATGCGCCAGCAGTGCGGGCAGTCGTAGCCAGGCATTGGACAGTGAGACGTTCCCGGCATCACGTACCGCCGCGCCCGTCAGCGTAATGGCTGCACTCTGCGGGGCAGCCTGCAGCGCATCCAACACCGACGGCAACAAGGCTCCGGCATAACGCCAGTCCTGGCGCAGTGCCGGGTCGGCTGCCGCACGGCGTACCCAGTCGGACAGGTCACGGGTAAAGGTCTCCAGCTCACGCGGGGCGGAAAATGCCGTTTTTACCGCCTGGGCCGTAAGCGGCGGCGGTGCCGTGTCGCCCTTGCGCAGCAGCTGCTGCCCCAGTTCCTGCATGTACCCTTTGCCGGGGTTGAGGTGGAATCCGGCATCCGGCGTAAAGAGCCGCCCGGACTTGGGGTCTTGATAGGCTGTCACCGGGCGGGTTTTACCGTCGGTACCATAGGGCTGCTGGATAATCTCCAGACGGTCGTCCGTCGCTTCGACGCCGATCGGGTGGTTGGCCATGTCGCGTTCGCTGCGAGCGCGAACGGTGCACCGGCAGTTGTAGCCGTTTGGCGGGAAGAAGGTATCCCAGAACGGATCGTCATAGCGGTAAACGCGCCCGTTAAGCGAGGCATGGGATGGGCGGGTACGTGAATCCATCACCGCGCTGTACTCCCAGTACGGGCGGAACGCCACGTTCTCCATCATGCCCTGGTAACGCCCGGCCATATAGCTGGACTGCATGTTGGTGCGAAAGATGGTGTCCAGCCGATACGGCAGCAACTGCTTGCCCTCCAGCTCGCCATCCGGGGAGGCTTTCAGTCCCTTGCCAATCCAGCCCTTGCGGGCCAGTTCGGGCACCAGGTCGTTTTTGAACTGGGCCTGGGATTTGCCGTCTTTGAGTGCCTTGCCCTGGGCGGTGCTGATATCGGTCAGCACATCCAGCTTCAGGATACCGGACACGGTAAAGGCAGTGGCATGGGCTGAATCCCTCACGTCGTGCCAGTTGAAGCCAATGGTGTAACCCTTCGACTCAAAGTAGGCGATCGCCTTCTCCGGCTGCAGGGTCATAGCGAACCCCAGGTCAACGTCCATTGAGTCGCCCCCACACATCTGCCACAAAAATGGCCTGGGCAATCAGTTGGCGCAGCTCGCTGTCGTCCAGTTGCGGGTAGGACTCTGCCAGCATGGCCATAGCCTCACCTGGCGAATACCCCTGGCCCAGCGCGGCAATCACCGGCGATAGCATCTTGTCCATGGCCTGGCCAACGGCATCGGCGACAGACGGCGGTGCATCATCAATCGCCACCTGGACGGGGTCGTCTTCCACCGTTGCCCCGGCAGTATTCAGCGCCGCCAGTCGTGTCAGGGCAGCGGACTGACTCAGTCCCACCGCGCCGAACGGGCTGGCGGTCAGGGGCTGCAGCAGTACCTGGCCTTTTTTCGGGGCGGGCATCCCTGTTTTCTCCAATGCCCAGTCCACCGTGACCGGCACCCCGGCGCGGACTAGCCGGTCAATGGCGGCGGCGGTCTGGGTCAGGTCTTCCGGTTCACGGGTATCAAATTTAAACCGGCACATCCGGCGCGGTGTGATATCGCCGTAGCCGTTGAGCACCAGCAGCGGGTACAGCAGCTCGCGGGTCAAGGTGCCCGCCAGCTGTACAGCGTCGCTGGCCATCAGGTCGTGGCGGACTTCGTTATGCACGTTGCCCAGGGCGTTGGTGCTGCTCTTGCCGTCGGCCTGCGCGGTCAGCGTCGCGCCCAGGATGATTTTTGACTGGGTACGCTCGCACCACTCGATCATGAACTGGAACGGATCAACCTGGCCTTCAGCTGCAGACTGGAAATCAATCATCATGCCATCGGGGATAATGCCGCCCGCGTCGTGTCCCAGGCTCATGATGGCGTCCATCAGGATGTCTTTCTGGTCTTCGGTGGTGCCGGACGGGTATTTACCCACGCGCATGGGCAAGCCGTAGATCTCCAGGAACTCGGCCAAGTCACGGGCGGACAGGTTCTTGAACAGATACGACCAGGCCAGAACACGGAACAGGCCGCTTTCGGCCAACCAGCCGCTCTTGGCGCGGTGCTTGTGTAATAACCAACCGAACGGCTGCAGCGGTGCGCCGTCCTGGGAGCCGTCAATCAGCGTAATGGTATTACCCTGGAATTGAGGTGTCTGGAACCAGCGCTGCGGGCGCTTATGGAAGGCTTTGGGCAACCAGATCCCCTCGGCACGTTCCCACTCCAGCTCGACCGGGGAGAAGCCGTGCCCGATGGCGTCCAGCATATCGAACACCAGTGCCTCAAAGTCCGGCAAGTCCTGGAACCATTCGGTGGCCTCCGCTGCCATGGCCTTCTCGCGGGCGCTGGCGTTACGGGGCGGCTCAATGCTCCAGTTGAGCGGCATCACCGCCCGGCGGCGCTTGCTCAGTTCGGCAAACAGGTGACCATCGCGTTCTTCCATGTCGCTGAAGAAATCCGCCTGGCGGGTCAGGTTGCCTTGTTCAGCCTCCTGAAAAATACGGTACAGCCGACGAATATCAATACCCAGAGAAGGATGCTCCGCCCACTGGCGACGCAGGTAACTCCCGCTGGTCTCTGACTGCTGCTGTTTAAGCGTCCCGGATGACAGGGGATTGCCGTGAATATCGACTAATGTAGGCATCACCAGCCTCCTTTAGAAAAACCCCCGCGCCCACGACGGCCACGGGATGAAGTAGCGGAACGGAACTCAAACGACGGCGTACTGCTGACGGCCAGACTCCACAGCATATGCAGGGCATCCGGGCCGTCGTCATGGTCAGCCTTGGGAAAGTGGCGCAACTGTTGGATCAACGTGTTCTGTGTGGAATGCAAGCGGATCAGGCCGTTTTCCATGTGGGGCTGCAGGGTCTCGATGCGCAGCAACTTATCGGCATGGGGAATGATGGCCCGCGCCGGAACCGGGTACCCCAATGCCGCCGATCGTTTGACCAGCTCGGTGCGCAGGAACTCCTGGAACTGCACCGATTCAATGCCCCAGACCAGGCAACGATATTCGATGTGCAGGTCGATAATGTCGCTGATGATCTTGTCCGGCAGACGCTTGCGGATTTGGGCTTCCACCACGTCCAGAATGCCGGTGCCACGGTTGAAACCACCCACCAGAAGCGCAGAAGGGTCACGGCTGGCACCGGCCTTGCCCAGGCTGGGGTCGCACACGCCGTAAAACAGCCATTCGTTGAGGCGATTCACCCAGAAATGAATGCAATGGGCGAATATCGCGCCCTCACCGCTGACCGGATCGTTCTGGTACTCGGAATCGAAGGTGCCATGGCCATCACGGGCACGGATAAGCATTAACGCCAGCAGCGGACGCGCCGACCAGGACACCACCGCGCCTTCGGTCATATCTGTCTGGTGCAGGGTATAGAAGTCGTTGGCGGCATCTTCGCCGTCGTTACGCAGGATCTCTTCCCAGGTATCCCACAACGCCATATTGGCGGGCCACTGGCGCAGGGCTTTAAACCGCGCATGACGCCACAGCGGATTGCGCAGGGTGCGGGAGAGCACCGAATCGTAATGAAGGATGGTGCCGATGTAGACGACGTCCATCTTGGCACCGGCACCGCCCAGCGGCAGCACGGTCTTTTTTAACCAGTTCTCGACTTTGTCGCGCTGGTCGGGGTTGCGCACCTGTTCGTCGTTCTCGATATCATCGAGTACCACAAGGTCGGGACGGTATGGCCCGTGACGCAAGCCGCGCAGCTTTTTACCGCTACCGGCGACCTGTACCTTGATGTCGTTGCGCGTCAGGATGGTGCCCATCTGCCACACGCGGCCTGCGCCACACGCTTCCGGAAAATCGGCCAGCAGACGCGGGTTAAACTCCAGCTCCGCCTTGATAGCTTCCAGCATCGGATACGCCTGGTCGATACTGTCCATAATGATGACCGGATAGCGTTTGATAGCGCGAATAATGCACCACAAGACAAATAACTGACTGACCAGCGTCGACTTGGCTTCGCCTCGGGGGGCGGCGATGGCATCCTGCTCGCCCTTGGGGCTGGCCACGATTTGCGGCAGACGGTTGAACAGGTACACGTGCAGCTCGCTGGGGTCAGCGTGGCGGACATAGTGCGGGAAGTAGGTCTGCACGAAATAGCGGTAGCCGTTCTGTGGGTCAGCAACCTGTTGGCGCCGCTCGCTCGTTGCCGCCGCGCCGGTATCGAAGCCGATGCACTCCGCTTCAATCGTCCGGCGCAGGCTGGAAGCTAGTTCGGCCAGCGATTTTTGGAACTCACGAATGGAAAATTTAGCCGCCATATCTCGCCCTGAATACCCTGTAAATACGGTTTAAACGCCGTTATGGCGTTCTGCCATCACCGCATTGATGCGAGCGGTAAGCGCCTGCGCCAACACATCGGCAGTGGCACCAGACTCACAACGCACGAGAAGCGGCTGAGAAATCCCGCGCAACAGGATGCAGACACGCCCCTGAATGTCGGTCATAACGGCGCTGACCTCGGCAGGATCGACATACACGCCATTTCCGGCATCAATCAGTTGCTTCATGTCAGCGCCGCCTCTATCTGGGCCTTGATGCGCGTTGACGTCTGGTAAGCGGTTTCGCCGTATTGGCGATCGACGGTATGGGTTGCGCCTTCGCGCAGCTTGACGAACACCTCGCCGTTATTGCTGACCCAGACCTTGGTCACCTCGTCGGCCCGGACGGTGGTATCTGCCGTCAGGTCAATCAGTTTATTAGCCATAGTTTTTCTCCAATATTGGCCCGAAGGCTTCCAGCACTTCGACGAACGCCGTCAAATGCTGGGGGTAATGTTCCTGGATGAAGGTGGAAAACAGCTTCATGGTTTCCATCGACGTCGCCAGTTGGCTGGTCTCCGGCAAAATCTTCTTGCTGGCCGCGATGGCCTTGCTGTAGCCGTCGGTCAAGGATGCCAGCAGCGTGACGCGTTCCTGGGCCGGGATATCGTCGGCGCTGTTGACCTTCTCCAGGGTGGCCTGGAACTGGGTCATCAGGCTGGCCAGGATTGAGCGGGCCACGTCCTCCGGCGCACCGCTGGCCAACATGTTGGCGCTGCGAATAACGTCCCAGTCGTCGCCGTTCTCTTTGGCGTCTTTTTTCCAGCGGGTGGCTGTGGCATTGCTGACGCCGAGCGGTTTCGCCGCGTTTTCCAGGGAAACGCTGCTGAAGACATAAGCCCTGCGCAGGGCGTCGCGGGTTTCCTTTGGATGCGCCATTAAAACCCCAATCGAGCCTTGATCATGGCAAGACCCGCTGCCACGATGCCGCCAGTGACCGCGCCCGCCGCCGCACCGGCGATGGCTCCGCTTTTCACGGCGGCGCTCTGCATGGTGTCCAGGCGCAGCTCGATGCTGTCGAGCTGGGTGCTGATTTTTCGCAGTTCGGCCAGTTCGGGCGCAATGCGGTTGCAACGGGTACGGCGGGTGCTGTGTTTTCTGGCCATGATGTTCTCGTTTATTTATCGGCCTTCCGGTCGAGTTTGTTTTCTATGCGCTGTACGCTGCTTTTGATGTCCTGCATCATGCCGACGGCTAAGGTCATGTCGCGCTGTGCATCTTCACGGCGCTGATAGTCCTGTCGAACGTTAACCAGATCGCCACGTACACCCTTGATATCTTCCTGCAGGGTGCGTACCCACAGTCCGCCCAAAAAGGCGATGATCCCGATTGCAATGTTGAACGCCATATCAGTCGTCATGAGCTGCGCTCCCTGATGTATAAAAGGCATTAAGGGCTTCCAGTTTGTTACGTAGCGTCAGGCACCAGGCTCCGTACTCGGTAGCATGGTCAAGCAAGGGGCCGGGGCTTATTCCCCTGGCGGCGTTGGCATCGGTGGAATGCTCAGCATTGCCGCCGGTGGCGTTGGGCACACCTGCAGCACCGGCGTCGGGGTAGCCAAGGACGGCACGGTAGAGCCGCAGGCTGTCAGGGCCAAGACCAGTAAAATGTTGACCGTCGGTTTGTACGGCATGGGCGATCCTCTTTTTAAGCTGTTGTTGGGTGGTGGCCAGCTGCCGTTGCGAAGCTTCCAGGCTCAGGCTCAACAAACGCGCCTGTTCGGCCAGTTCCGCCTGCTTGTCCAGCGCGGCCTGCAGCACGGCCTGATTTTTCTCGGCAACCTGGCGGCGTTCGGACTCCCAGTCGGACTGCTGTCGGCTGAGTTTTCCCTGGTAACGCAGTTCGGCCAGGTCATACCCCTGGCCATAGCCCTGGTGGTGCAGGAACCATCCGGCAGCCCCCAGAGCCAGACACCCCGCGATACCGGGAGCCAGGCGCTTAGCCAGCGTCGTTAGGACGATTGCCATCTTTGGGCACCTCTCGGTCACGTTTCAGGGCAGCAAATTTCGACGCCTGGTTCTGTGCCACCCACGCTGCCAGATAGGCCCCAAACAGCAGGTCATTAATCTGGCGAGTGAAGGCGCACCACAGCAGCACCAGGGAACTGACGACAAAGGCACCCACCACCGTGGTATCCGACGTCGAGATCCGCCCGTGCGGATTGCTGATAAGCTCCAGCAGACGCAGTAAGGTCATCACTGCGGGTCGACGATATGGCCCGGCAGCGGCGCGAAATCGCCATCGACCCAGTCAGGGACATGGAAGCCGGGGCAAATTTTGTTGGCGAACTGGTTATGCCCGCTGATCTCCGCGTTCCGGTATTTGTCGCGCAGACGCAGAATGGTGCTTTTGAGCGTTGCCCACTGGGCAGGCGTAAAGCTGTCGGTGCCGACCATGCAGATGCCGATCGAGGTCGCATTGTGCCCGGCCACATGTGCGCCAACTTCGGACTCATCGCGCCCGGTCAGCAAGGTGCCGTCGGTGTCGATCACATAGTGGTAGCCGATGCTGGTCAGTCCGTTGCTGTTGCCCGGCGAGGCACGGTGGAAACCGCGTTCCTTGTGCCAACGGTCGATAACCTGGGCGGCGTTCTCTTTGGCGTTACCCAGGGCTTTGCCGTTCGCAGTTGCGGCGCAGTGGACGATCAGGAGATTGATTAAACGTGACATGAAATAGCCCTCATCTGTTGATGAGGGCTATTGTGGGGAAAGAGGTGTTGGCTAACCTGTTACGGGGGCGTAGTGGGTACTTTTCAGAATAGGGAGGGCTGTTCGCTATCGCATGAAGCCTGGCGGGGGCGCAGCAGCTCCCAGGCGCGGGTGGCGGCAATACCGTATTTAGGGCAAAGCAGCGTCAGCGCCATGGTGAGGGACTCCCCCTCGGTCTTCAGCCGGTCAATATCGGCCAGAAAACAGCGGTTGCGCCATTCGCGCCAGGCATCCTGGCAACGGGGAATATACAAGTCCTCGCCACTGAAATGCTGCATCAGCAGCGCGACCTGCTCCGGCGTCAACGCTTCCTGCAGTAACGCAATACGGCGCTGGCCGGAGCTGCGCAAACCCTTGCCAATCCGAAACTGGACGCCTCCAAACTGTTGGATCAGCTTACTGGTTGCGGGAAAGCCTATCAGACTGGCAATCTGCTGAACAGATTCCGGCAGCAATTCTTGCACCTGCTCATAGTCGGGTTGGATGGTCTGCATGTTAGCCCCTCCCGTGCCGTTTAGCGTCGATAATAAGCATCTGCAGCACCTTCCGCACCTGGTCATCGTTCAGCCATTCAAGCGGCTTCACTTCGCCCAGCATCCGCTTGATGATGCCGTCGAGGTATGACCAGGAGCGGCCCGCTTCGGCCAGTATGGCCTCAATTTTGTTGACCATCGCTTTGCGTCCGGCGGCCACGTTCGGCTTTTTGCCATGACCGGCAAGCGGGGCGAACCCCTGGGAGCGCATGTACCGCACCATGCGCTCCAGCTCGACATCGCTACAGTCACGGGCGCTGCGCTTGCCGGTCTCCCGCGCCAGCACGGCACGGTAGGTATCGTCGTCCCAGCCCAGGGCTTTTTTACCGGTGTGGATCACTTTAATCAGGTTCGCCATTGCCCCCCCTGACTGGTACAACCAGCGTCCAGATAATGTTGTTGCCGTTACTGTTGGTCGATGTAAGCAGTCCGCGCAATGCCATACCACGAAGGTGCTTGCGAAGCGTTGCAGTCGTTACATGCATGTTAGGATGCAATTTTCTGATCGCGTTGCGGATATTCCAGGTCGCCAGACTGTAACTCTCATCCCAATCCTTCGATAATGGGGGGTTCGAGATAACACCCAACAGTTCGTTATCTGTTGGGTTATAGAACGTAATCATATCGTTAATCTCCCTGCAAGTCGGCGTGACCGGTCACGGCATTGCCGCTATCGTTGTATGGTTGCAAGTGACTAACCTGTATGGAAAATATTTTCCCCATAATCGGCACTGCCACACACTCTCCAATCCCGTGAGCCGCGCCTCGTGTAGTCACTAGGATAAAATGTTGACTTTTCACCGTATGGTAAAATCTGAACATCGCACCGACCGGATAACGGAGGTTAAAATCCTCTGCGCTTACACCTGCTAAAAAATTCATTAGTTTTCCCCCGTTAAGTTGGCGTGACCGGTCACGGCGTCGGTTAAATTCATCGATAAACAGTCACGGGTAAACCAGCAGGCGGCTTCGCCTCGGTAATCGCCATTGCAGCCACTAGGCAGCACTTTACCGCAGCGTTGACAGCCCCCAAGAGCAGCCTCTTGCCGATCAAGGCGCTGGTCATCGCAGAGTATTAACAGGCTTATATACTCATTGCGGCTGTAGGCAGTGCGCTCAGGGTTACGACGTTGGCGGTTTCGCTCCAGCATCTGGGCCTCTTGCTGCGTGAGTACCAGCTCATGCCGCAGCCCGCCTTTGGCGGCCAATTTGGCACGCTGCTCCGCCTTGCGGTCAGTCGCTGATTTAGCCATCATTGCCTCCACTCGCAGATCATTTCGTTGTGGGTCTTGATTTGGGCTTCAACTGCAGAGGCTAAAGCTTCAAAATCTGCTTCCATACCGCCATCCAGTCCATCCCAATCAATGCCCATGTCCGTCAGGTTGCGCGACATCGTTTTCAACCTTTTAATCTGCCGCCGGGCCAGTTTAAGGCGATCCACATTAGGGTTGTTTTTCATCGTTTTGCTTCCTGATAAAAACGGAATGGTCATGACCGTCACTGCTTGGTTCAGGCATATATTCACCAATATGGTTATGTCCCAAATTGCAGATAAACGTTTTGCATCCATGGGTGTGTTGACCGAGTGGATAAATACTCATTTCCCCCGGACAGGGCTGTATTGGCCAGTGTCCGAGTGTTCTCAATACTTGCTCACAGGCAATGACATCAATGGGCGACATCGGTGCTGTGCGGATCTCACAGCGTTGGTAATGATCAACATTCCATCTTGGAAATAGCAGTCGCCAAGCCGCATGAGCGATTTTCACCTGGTGCAGGGCATCGGCCAGTGCATTGTGCTTTTCACCGTCGAATGGGATAGCCTTGGCATCAATCCCCGACAGACGCACCAGCGTGCGCAGATCGGCAATATCCCAAAATTTCCACGGGTAGATGTCGTCGTCCCTGGCATCAACCTGCGGATCAACCCGGTCAAACCAACCCTCCAAGATGGTGATATCAAAGACTGACCCATTGCCCCAGGGAATACAGCGACCACCGCCAGCGCGTTGCAGGAAGGCTCGCAGCTCAGCGGCTACACTGACGGGGTGACGCTCACCGTTGAATGCGGCATCACGTGCTTCATCACTTTGCTTATCCCACCATTCCAAGGTGCTGATTTCCGGCCAACCATAGGTGAGAGCCGCATCACAGCTCATGCGTTCATAGAAGGTCTCTCCCACATTGCCGGTCTGCAGATCAAACTGTACGGCAGCAATGGAGAGCACCGGACAGCCGCGCTTCTTACCCAGGGTTTCAATATCGATCATGATGTTGTTCATTGAATTCTCCACTGCTTTTTATGACGCTCAACGGCACTTTTCATCGCCGTTCTGGCCTGGCTGGTATAGACGGTGCGGTTATGACCGTCGTAGAACTTGAACCGGGATTTACCTGGCAATTTTGGGCACTCCACCACGGTACTGCTGTCGTTGAGGTGATAGATGCGCCGGTCGCCGTTATCCTGGTACTCGCAACCGCTGACACAGAGATACATAAGGTTCTCCTACAATTCGCACCAGTCATGATCGTCAGGGGCTATAATGGTCATCCCCTCCATTTTTTTGAAATGACAGACTGCAGATTTTGCTGATGGAAAATACGCTTCATATCGCACTTTAGCTTCATGCATATAAGCGTTCTCTTTGCGTTTTAAATACGACTTGCCACCGCGTTCTTTTTTAATTTCGCTAATTATTTTTTGGTAAGGGTTATAGGTTACTTTTCGACAATATACAGTCACTAGTGGCTCATAACCTTCATCACTCTCACTGAGCCAATAACGTGGTATTTCGCCGTTGATATAAACGACATAAGCCAGTTTGGTTTCGGTGACCAATGCACGATTAATGACAACGGTATTCCCCTGATGGGAAAGACGAATACGGGCACCGGCTTTCAGGCTGGCCTCGACAGTCGCCCATTGCGCTTTATTGATCGTCATCGCCGTCCCCCTCATTCTCAGTAAAGCTAAACGGCAATTTACCCAAGTAATGCAGGGCCAACATGATGCCGACATGTACCCCCTTGGCCTTATCGGAACCGGCTTCAATACTCAGGGAGTCAGGCCCCAAATTAATGTCAGCTTCTTGGTGTGCGAGTACCAATTGCAGGTTATCAACCTGCTGTTCGTGCCAGGCAACGAGGTCTTGTACAAATTCAGCAAACTCTGAATTGATAATCTTCATAATAACGAGATCCTTAATTTTGGCGTAAGTCAGCCCATGCGGATTTACGCCATTAATTAAATAATGATTAAAGCCGGTTTAAATCAGCCCGCAGGCGTTAACGATTTAGTGTTTGCAAACCAGGGTTCAATATTAATTTCCACCACGGTGGATTCACTTAGATCACGCGCCACATCCACCGTCTTGACTATCGGGCCACCACGCAAGACAGGGTTAGGTGCATAGATAAAGTGGCTGCCGACCTCATAAGTCTCGTTAAACTGCTTGGCTTGCATTTTGATTCCCCCATTGTTTTTGGGCCGCATGAGCACAATGGGATTTACGATATAACGCCCAGTTCAGGTTGTGACTATTGCACGTCGTTGTCGCTGCCTTATTCCATAAGGTTGATGCAGTTGTATAATCGCCGCGTTGTTCGGCGCGAACAGCGCCACGCGCATAAGCCATATAACTGTTGTTAACTTCCTTTTCATTAATACGCATATTAAACCCCGGCAATATCCAAAGAGATTGGCACATATTGGTCGGTATCGCCGACGCGCTCATAAAGGCGGATATAGCTTTTACTGCTGACCACCTGGACAGCTTCGGCAAGCGCATCCATAGCACGCAACCAACGCGGATCGGTAATATCATGGCGGCGGAGCTGCAGCACCCGACCGGGGTTGATCTCGCCTTCCTTGTCGGTAGAGAACGCCCGGTCAATGATGGCCAGCAGCTCCGGGCGAGCATCCTTCGTCCATTCGGCCACGCAGGCATCAATCAGCTCTTTAGCTGCCTGAATACGTTCATCAAAGGCAATGCGGTCTTGCATGGCACGCTGAACCTTAAACTGGCCATCATAGTTGTACAGAGTCACATTGCCTTTTTTGCCGCCAATGGTGGCCCCGTACTGCTCCGCAGACAGATCAACCAGCGCCTGGATATCAGCAAAGGTATCCTGTTTAAAATCGCGCAGCGCCTGCTGTAACGGCTTGGCGCGTTCAATAATGGCTTTAACCAGGGCATCACGCTCTTTATCAACCGGTTTAATCAGGCTTTCAGGTGTCAGTACGCCGCGTGCATCTTTCCAGTAACCGGTTGGAATGGTGTTTTCTATGTTGTTAGTGGACATTGCTATTCCCCTTATTGATATTGGTAACGTTGCAAACATCTTTCTCGGTATGTCTATACTCCGACCTTTTTTGTAAAGCATCGACTACAGTTTGATAAATAAATTTTGCTTGCTCTGACTCTTCTGGTGTACATGCCCCCTCTGCGCAAATATTGGTACTTACACCCGTTTCGGTTTCCTGAATGGTAATTTTTAAAATTACAGCCATATATCACCTCCATCAATGTAATGATTCAGACCAAATAACCCGGCATCCGTTCTGAACGAATACCCCTTGTTTAAAATCTCCCAGGCGACCATTACCAAAATGCAGGTAACTGGCTTTGCCTGTGCTGGCCATATGTTCACAGTGTGCATGGCGATTAATGCGTATTACCGGCTTGCCACCGTGAAACATAATGCTTTGAACGGTGATGCCTCGAGCCGTCAATGACAGAATGACGGACTCAGCGCGTACCATTGCAGATATCAACGATGCATTTGCATTTTTGTTAAAATCGCTGGCTTGCATAGTTCCCCCTACCATCAGTTAATTAACATGCTGGAATATTCCTCAACCAGGGCCACCGAAATACCCTGGTCACCGATACCGCTGGCGCGTACCACACCGCGTGCCAATTTAAATAAACGCCGATAATTACCCTTTGAGGCTTTATAGAATGCATCAGCCAATCCCGGTTGCATTTCGATATTGCTTTCATCGTCATCATTGGGTAATAAACTCACAAGAATGCGATCAAAGTCGGCCCGCTCATGTCTCGCTTTCTCTTTATCCAGGTCGATAGCCATGCCTACGCGACTATAAAGCTGTTCATATTCACCACGCCTCCCTTTGAGGTTGAGCAGTAGACGCGGCATACCGGCCAGAACGACACCGGCACCCGAACGGTCATGAATACGGCGCATCGCCTCCAGGGCGCGATAGGGAAGCAATTCAGCCTCATCGATAAGCACCAGCCAGCCCGTGTCATGCAGCGCGGTGATGCAGTTCTCGCTGAGTTCGTGAATATTGCCGCTCTTGTTCACTCCAAGCCGCTGACATAACTCCTGCAGCAGTACCTTGGTGGTATAGCCTGGGTCGGCCTCAATCAGGATCACGTCTTTGTAGCTGTCAGCGTACTGGCGCAGCACCATGCTTTTACCCAGCCCAGCGCTGCCGTAAATCACGCCAATATCGGCATCCAGGTGGGTATTACGCAGCAGGGTCATGCATTTGCTGGATAATTGCGTTTTAACAAAGGTTTCTTTCACCTCACGACTTTTTTCTTTATCTTCCTCTCGGGTAATAAAGTTATTAATTGCCGCTTCAACGTTATCAATATTGCCGTTATATACGCCTTTTAAATATTGAGAGATAACCGCAGGACTTAAGCCCGTTTTCGCGGCTACCTTGCTTTGGGTGTAATGCTTCCTCGCCATCAGGCGATTTAAATTATCAATCACATTCATTTTTAAGCCTTAACGGTGATTACCGTATTTCTGTAAATCGTCTTCATATTCAGATTCGAATAAATAGGGCTTACTGCTTACACGCTTCAGCTCTGCCTCCACCGGTATAAACTTGCTGAAATCGGAGTCTGGCTGATGCTCGATAGCGGGACGCAACTCGTCTTCTGCATCTTGAATCTTGGTTTCTGCCAACTTGATTTTGCGTTTCGCCCGATCTTCCAGCGCTTTCTGGACTTTGGCCACCGGCACCGGCGATGCTGTGTTGCCGTTCCAGATGGCGGTACAGACATAGGTGCCATCCATTTGGCGGATAATGACTTCATTCGGATCATGAATATCAAAGGCCACCCGAACATCTTCCCGGTCAACATTAATTAATTCCGTCGAGAAATATTGGTTGTTTTCCAGTGCCACCCAGCCACGCTGCGCCACACGAATAACTTCCGGCATAAACATTTCGCGCAACTCGCCGTCCGTCATGTATTCGATGTCGTCACCTTCCTGCGCTAAAACCCATTGGCGATAAGCTGCTGGCGACATCCATTTCCCGTTAACCTTTGGTAATTCGCTATGTTCGTGGCAGTTGTTGTAGTCGTCTATTTCCGCCTGAACGGCGTCAATCAATTGTCGCCAGGTCGGTAATATGTTCAGCGTCTTCTTGTTTTGCGCCGTCAACTCACGCCCATCACGCAGGGCATTGGATAGACTAAGCAAGTGCTGGCCGCGAACCCGAACGGCGTTAGGGTCTGCCCCGATGCCATTATAAGTTAGGAACCGCTTGGCTAACCGGTTTGGCATCACGCCATTCAGCCGCTCTATAATCCCACGCGCCTGCGGATTGCCTGGAATACCGGTCATGTGCTCAATGTTGAGACGCGGGAAAATACCGGTAATGTCCGCATCAAGCATCTTGTTGGTTTCCCCGCCGCCATTATCTGAATACACAAACAGCGGTTTGCCGTGGTGTTTCATGCCGTGTCGGTATGCATCGGCCACCGCGATGGCGTTCTCTGACAGGGAAACACTCCAGCCGACGATAAAGCGTGTCCGGCCATCAATAACCAGCGTCAGCTCCGGCGTGAAAGGTCTTCCGTGGATAGGGTGCGCCACTTTCAGGTTCAGTGACTTACCATCCGAGATCCAGCACCCGTTAACCGGCATTTGTGACCAGTCACGCTGCTGATAAACTTCAAAGGCTTTTGCCGCAGAACCGGTCACTCGACCGCGCATCCGTTCACGCAATGGCAACTTATCCACCAGGCGGATCACCGCGTCATACGATGGCAGCGCCATCAGCATGGCAGGCTGGCCGCTGTAAACCTCGTACCACTCGCGTTTAAACGACCGGTACGCCTCTTTCACGCTGGGGCCGTTCTGGTTGCTGTAGTGTGGCCAGAACATACCGTAGAACCAGACCACGTCTTCCGGGCGCTTGCGTTTAGGCTGACCGGGTGCCAATAACGCCAGCCGCTCCAGCCCTGGCTTGGTGGTCAGATAAATGGTCAGCCATTCCTGCAGGCAGCTTTTGCTGACGCCGATACGGCTGGAACCTTTGCGGGCGTTAGCCAGGCCCGCAGCCAGCATCACGCGGGCAGGCAGCGTTCCCTGGCGGGAGCCGTTCGCAATAAACGTGACTGCTGCAATCCTTGACATACCGGCGGCGCGTAGCTTCTCCACTTCCTGCGCCAGTAGGGCGCGGGCATCGGCTACTTTCTTCTGGTCGTCGGTCAGCGTGGCGACCTCGCGCTCAACCAGCGCCGGGCACTGGCGCATGATCTCCAGTTCTTCACGCGGTTTAGCCGCTGACTTGCGCTTGACTGGCAAGCCAACTGACTTGCAACCAGACTGCTCCAGCACCGATTTAAAGTGGCGCTGGCGTACAGCCTCTTGCGTATCGGAGGGCAGGCAGTCGATATGGTATTCAAACGCCTTGCTGCCTTCACGCTTGCGCACTAGATCTGGTGCGTTACCGGCGCGTTTCTTGAGTGCCAAGCGCAACCCTTGCGCTGTGCCTGGTAAACCAGGCATCCCTACTAACTCATTCACACTAAAGAACATAATCACGACGCCTTCCGGAGATAGCGGCTGGGCCAGATATGCGCAGGCTCGGTTCCCAACGCTTTCGCGATGATCCGCTCCCCTTTGGGGTAAGCACGGGAAAGTGCATTTTTCAGCGTGTCAGGCTTTAAACCTGCCTCAACGGAGAGACCACGCATGGTATGGCCCCCTTTGTGGATAGCGGCAACAATATCAATGCGATGCCAATCCTGTTCAGCTGTTACTTCATTTCTATTCATCAT